GAGCCGCCAGCCTTGCGGCGGTCGCCACTGCCGTGACGGCCGTGTTCACGTCCGGCTTCTCCTCGTGCGCGACCTGCACCTACGACGCCGTCAACCTGCGGTTCATCGTCACGAGCGCCACCACGGGCGCCAGCTCGGCCGTGAGCGTTGGGTCAGCCCCCACCCACTCGGGGTCACCGACCGACATCTCGGGAATTCTCGGGCTTCACGCCGTGGCAGTTTCACCCCAGACGAGTGGCGCCGCTCTCGTGGCGGTCATTCAGCCCGAGACCACCATTGCGGCTGCGCTCGACAACATCAAGGCGTACTGCCAGGCTAACGGGCTCGCGTTCTACAACGTGGCGCTGGTGGCGGCCGGGCTTTGCAATGCTGGCGCGGTCGACGTCACGGCGAACGACATCCAGGGCGCACAGGCCTGGTGCGCGTCGAACGCTTGCCAGTTCTTCTTCGTCACCCAGAACCCGGCGATGCTGACCGCAGCCGCAGGCGCGACGACTGATGCTGGGTATGCCAAGGGCGCCAGCTACGAGAGCTGCGGCATCTACAGCGGCACGAGTGCCTACGCCCACATCGCCCTGATGGGCGCTGCCAGCTCGGTCAACTTCAATCAGCCGGGTGGGCTTCGGCCTCTCAAGTGGCGCCAGCTCGTGGGCATCACGGCGGACAACTTGTCGATTGGGCAGGTCAACCAGATCAACACCAACGGGCTCAACTGCTACGCCAACGAGCAGAGCTTCAGCTCGCTCCGTCAAGGTATCGTTAGCGACGGCACTTGGTTTGACCAGGTGCTGGGGCTTGCGTGGTTCACGGCCAACATCGCCGCCAACGTGTTTGGCGGGCTCATCCAGCGGGCAGCGGCAGGCAAGACCCCGCAGACTGATGCGGGCGTCCTGATGGTCATTGGCGACGCCAAGCAGGCGTGCGGCGATGCCGTCTATTGCGGGCTGCTGGCCCCGGATACCTGGAATGGCCCCACTACGGCTCCCTATGGGACCATCAACACGGGCGACTACGTGGAGGATGGCTATTACTTGTATGCGCAGCCCGTGTCCGACCAAAGCGCCATCAGTCGCGCCACCCGAATTTCGCCGCCCATCTCTGGCCTTGCCATCGGGGCCGGCGCCATCCAGGGCGTTCAAATCACGATCAACTTCCAGCAATAAGGAGATCCGACTATGTCGATGCGGTCATTTTTCTTCACGAGCTGCCACATGGTCGTGTCGTCCAACGGGCTCACGACCGAGGTTTCCGGACAAGCCCCCGGCAATGATGTGTTTGAGGCGGAGTTCGCCGAGGACGCGTTCATCACGGGCGTGGGGGCCGACGGCCAACCCTACGTCAGCGGCAACACCAACAACAGCGGCCACATCACGGTCAAGCTGAACCAGATGAGCCCCAGCAACCAGATCTTTCTGGCCATGCTGAAGCTTCAGCGGGGCGGCGCCGCGACGTTCGCTCCCTGCTCGGTCAGCTTCGCCGACATGAACCGCCAGGACATCGTCACGGGTCTGGAGGGCGTGATCACGAAGGCGCCCAAAATCACTCGTGGCGTTCAGGCGAACATGCAGGAGTGGAAGTTCTGGGTCGGGAATCTCTCGGTCATCCTGGGCAACCCGGATCTTCCAGCACTCGCGCAGGCAGCGGCAACCGCGCTGGGGGCCATCTAACCAATGTCGGCTCCTCTCAAGCACTACGGCACGCCGGCGGTGGCGGTCAGCTTCGGCAAGCTGTCGTGCCGGAGCGCTCTGGACGTCCAGCGGCTACTCGCCAAGGCGGCGTCGTCCATCGGGCCGGCCATCGCCAAGGCATCGAAGGACGAAATGGCGCTTCAGTTCATCATGTTGGGCGCGCTCAGCACTTTGCCGAAGGATGAGTTCTGGGAGCTGGTGGAGGCGCTGGCGGGCACACTCACGTACGGCGGCAAGCAGTTGAATCTGGACGCCTACCAGGGCAGTCAGCTCGACTTGGATAAGATGCTCATCGAGGCTCTGAGGGTGAACTTCCCGGATTTTTTCGCGCTCTTTGCGGCCAATCTCCCCGCCGCAGGCCCCTCGACTGGAAACGGGAGCGAGACCCCGACTACGAACCCGTCCCCCTAACCAACATCAACTGGTGGCTGTGGCGGCCAGTCACATTCGAACCGCCTCTCTGTAGATCGAAGGAGCTTGAAGATGGAACATATGACCTCGAATGGCTCCTCGACGCGCATGAGGCGATGGACGTCATCGAGGAAGACCGGCGGCGCGCGCACGAGGCGGCCAACAAGCGGAGTGAATGATGGCTGAAGGCGGAAGCGTCATAGATGCCCTCTGGGTGTCCTTGGGTTTCCAAGTACACCGCGAGGGGATCGACGAGTTCGAGCACAAGACGCACGACCTTCGTGGCGCCATCTTGGGCGTCGGGGCGGCGCTGGGCATCTCCGCCCTCGGCATCAAGGCGTTCCTCGAGCGTACCGTCGGCGCCATGGCGGGTGTACAGCACTTCGGCGAGGTACATGGCATAGCGGCCCGCGAGGTCCAAGCACTGGGGAAGGTGGCGGCCGAGAACCACAGTAGCTTGGAGGCCATGGAGGGAACGCTCGCGCACCTCTCGCGCACGACTGGACAGGCGGCACTCGGCATCGGCAGAGGTGCGGCGCTTTTCCAAAAGCTTGGCCTCGATGCCCACAACGCCGACGGGTCAGTCAAGGGCGTTAAGCAGGTCATGGGCGAAGTCGCCGACATGTTGAAGGGCAAGTCGTTCGTCGAGCAGCAGGGCATGGCGGGCCGGCTCGGCATTGACGAGAACCTGATTCCACTGCTGGCCGAGGGCCGCACCGAGTGGGAGAAGATGGTGGCGGTTGCCGAGAGGGCGAACCCCATCACGGCCAAGAACTACGCGGACGCAGAGAAGGCCGAGAAGACGTACACGAAGTTGAAGCTTTCGCTCGGCGTATTGGGCAAGCAAATCGCTGTTGAACTGCTGCCCCAGATCAACAAGCTGGGGACGGAGTTTCTAGCGTGGTGGAAGGACCACGGGCCGAAGATTCTGGTATGGCTCAAGGACACGACGGGAAAGCTGGCCGACTTCATCACGAAGATCCGAGACAGCAAGGAGGCGATGACGGGGCTCAAGGTCGTGGCGAGCGCCCTCATCTTGGTGAAGGTCGGCGAGTGGGTGGACCGCATCGCCGCCTCGGTTGGTGTTCTATTCAAGGCCATCAGCGGCGGCAACTGGGGGACGAAGATCTGGCTTGGACTGCTGGGCCTCATCGCCGCCGCCATCGTGCTGGTCATTCAGGACCTTTACGCTTACGAGCACCACATGGACAGCCTCACAGGGCGGCTTGAGAAGAAGTTCCCGTATGCGGTACAGGTCATGGAGGCGGCGCTTGGTCTGCTGGGGATTGCGTTTGTGGCGGTTGGCGTGAAGGCAAGCGCGGCGTTCGCTAAGCTGGCCGTAGCAGGCGTGCAGGCCATCTGGAAACTCGGGGCGGCGCTTTTGGCGAGTCCGATGGCGCTAACGCTTATCGCAACGGCAATCGCGGCCGTCGCGCTCTGGCAGGCACTGAAGGCCATCAAGGAACTGATGGACAACTGGGGAGCCGTCAAGGGCTGGGCTGAATCTCTCCTGGGCACCAACAAGAACGATGCCGGCTTTGCTCTCGCGGCCGACTACCTGAAGGGACGCGGTGGTACCGTCGCGGGCGGCATGGTGACCTACAAGGCGCCCAGTCACATACCGGCAACGCTGGGCGGAGGCGCGTCCGTCGGTACCGTCGTCAACGTCGGCAAGGTCGAGAACCACATCCACACCAACAGCGAAGCGGCGGCGAAGCGCGGGATCAATCAGTCGGTCCTGCGCAACGGCCAGAACAGGGCGCCCTGATGCCACAGAACGGCGTCATCGTCCTCAAGCCGGCCCGGTCGTGGAACCTGGGCGGCACCATGTACGCGTTCGACGCCGTCATCAGCGAGCAACACACGTCCGAGCTGACCATCACCGACAGCCCCATCGAGACCGGCAGCACCATCTCTGACCACGCCTACCTGATGCCGGGCCGGTTGGTCATCAAGGGGGTCGTGAGCGACACGCCCATCAAGGCGTCGTGGTACGACGAGGACGGCAACTTCACACCGCCCTACTCGGACCAGTGGAGCAACCAGGGGGATGGCCCCTTCCGCAGCCTCACGGCCTGGCAGATTCTGAAGCTCATTCAGGCGGCGGCGGTTCCGTTCGACGTTCAGACAGGCCTGCAACTGTACAACAACATCCTGATCCAACGGCTCGAAACCGAGACCACCAGCCAGACGGCCGGGGCCCTCATCTTCACCGCTGACCTGCGAGAAATTCAGATTGTCTCGACCGCCTACACGACGGTACCGCCGCGAGCCGCGAAGCCCAAGCGGCAAGGGGCGGCCAAGAAGGCGGTGGCGACCAAGCCGGGCGACAGCGTGCCGGTGGACCCCGATGCGTTTGTCGGCCCTCCATTGCCCCCCGAACAGCAACGGTCTTGGGTGTTGCAGGGACTTTCCAAGCTCGGCTTTAGCGGCTTCGGCCTTGGGACAGGGGGCGGGCAATGAAACTCTGGCCCTTCACGTCTGACCCTAACCAGCAGTTCACCGTGAGCCTGTACGGCAGTGATGGCGTGGCGTCGGACTACATCGTGGACGCGCGCTTCAACGAACGCATGAACGACGGCGCAGGCGGCTGGACTTGGGATCTGACGGACGGTGCCGGGACGGTCCTGCTGACAAGCGTGCCGATGGTGTTGAGCTTCAACATGTTCGGGCCGTACGGGCTCGGGCTGGGGGCACTGTTTGCCATTGATTCCAGCGGCCAGAACGTGGAGCCCGGGCCGAACCCCACGAACGACCTCGGCGACCGCGTGCAAGTGTTTTGGCTCGACTCCAACGATGCCGCAGTGTTTGCTGCCGCCGGGGGCATCCTGTGATCACCTACGAACTCCCCCCCGTCACCATCACGGCCGGCAACGCCGCGATGAACTTTCAGCCGGTTTCGGCCGACATGCAATGGGGACGCCGCTGCACCATCATGATTGGCAAGAACGACCCGACGGGCAAGAAGTCTTCGCCCTACCTGACGGTTTCAGATCTGCGGGTCACGTTCGAGATTCTCAAGACCATCGACAAGACGCCCAACTCGGCGAAGGTTTCGATCTACAACCTGACGGACCAGCACACGAACCTCATCAAGAAGGACTACGACGAGGTGATCATGATGGCGGGATACCAGGCCGCCGACCAGATGCTTTTCCGGGGGACCATCCGCCACGCCTACAGCTACCAGGAGAGCGGGACCGACTGGATCACGTACATCGACGCGGGCGACGGTGACAAAGACTACCAGCAGGCCGTCATTAGCAAGACGCTCGCGGCCGGCCACACCGACAACGACTGGCTCAACGAATGCGGGAAAGCGTTCCTGGCGACCGGCGGGACGAAGCTTGGCCACATGGACGTCAAGGGTCGCGCGCGCGTGCGGGGGCGCACTTACGTGGGGCTGACCCGTGACCTCATCACTCAGATCGCAAAGGCGTCCGACGCTCACTGGTCTATCCAAGACGGCGTGCTGCAAATCGTGGCCGTCGATACCACACTGCCCAACCAGGCGATTAAGATCGCATCGAACAACGGGCTTCTAGGCGCTCCCGAGGTGACCGACAAAGGCATCACGGTGAAGTGCCTGCTGCGGCCGGCACTCAAGGTGCAAGGGAAAATCTGGATCGACAACAACAACGTGCGCGAGCGCGCGCGCAAGGCCAGCATCTACCACAAGGGCGGCCCGCTGAAGCCGCTCACCCGCCTCGATGTGGACGGCGTCTACAAGAATTTCAAGGTTCTGCACCGGGGCGACACGCGCGGGAACAGCGGAGAAGACTGGTGTAGCGAAGTGCAGTGTGTGGGGCTCACCGATGCCATCCCGAAGCTGACGGGAGCGACGCCCACGAAGGCCAACGACATGATGGATTCGATGCCGGAAGGCGCGGAGGCGTACTAGATGGACCTCAAGCTAGCCCAGCAGCGCGTCGCCGAGGAAGAGCTGAACGCCACCACGGAGGGCGTCCATCAGGCGCATATCGACGGGCGACTGCAGGACCTCCACACGGGACTGCCCGGAATCCTGATATCGTTCGACTCGACGGCGTTGACTGCTCAGGTACAGCCGGCCATCAAGCGCATCTACCTTGACGCGGGCGCCGTCACGCTGCCGCCGCTGGTCGATTGCCCGGTCTACATTGCCGGTGGCAAGGGCGGGGCGCTGACGATTCCACCGAAGGCCGACGACGATTGTTGGCTGGCCTTCAGCGAGCGCGCCATCGACTACTGGTGGGCGAACGGCGGCGTGCAGCTCCCTGCCGACATGCGGATGCACGACTACAGCGACTGCGCGGTGTTCGTCGGGATGCGTTCGCAGAAGAGCTTGTTCCCGATGCTGGCGCCGATGAACATGACCGCCATCGAGTTGCGGGACCAGGCCGGGACCGTCGTGGTGCGGCTGTTCGGCGGCCCGGCCCCGATGGTGTCACTGGGTGAGACGGACGACAATTCAGCGCCGCCGCTCATTGCGCCTCTGAATGGCGTCTTGACCGGCATGGACATGGACCCGTTTTTTGAGGTGCCGTTCTTTGCGCTGGGGGCAGGTTCCACACACGTTGTTGCGCGAGGGAAAATATGAGGGTCCGCGCCATCATCAACGGTGACGTCTCGTGGGGCCACGGCAAGGCCGACTACCTCACGGGCTCAGCCGCGACGGCGCAGAAGGTTCGCTGCCGGCTGCTTGTCATCATGGGAGAGTGGTACCTCGACAACGGCATCGGCGTGCCGTACTTCCCGATTGACCAGTCGGGCGCCAAGACGTTCGCCACCATGCCGGCGGACCTCGTGTTTCTGGAAAGCACCCTCAAGAGCACAATTCTACAGACCACCGGTGTGCAAGACCTCCTCAGCTTCTCCACCGACTTCGACCACAAGACCCGCGAATGCACCTGCAACGCTCAGATCACGACCACCGACGGCGATGTTCAGAATATCACCGTCACGTATGGAGCCACCATGCCGACCACGACGCTCAACTGGACCCAGAATTACCACAAGATGATCAGCGTCGACGGTACCGACCCGGCGCAGTCGTTGCTGGAGCTAGACCTCAGCGACATCCCGCCGAGCTGCACCGTCATGGACATCATCATGCACCTGGTGGGCGGCTCAGGCGCAACGGGGTCCATCGTGGGGCAGCTTTGGATCAATGACGAAGTGTCCAACCCCGAAAGTTTCTCCCTTGCGTTGGGGACCGCGACGACGCTATGGCAGGAGTCGAAGTTCTCCCTCCCAGTCACGGGGCCGGGTGGCAGCGGAATGGGGAATTTTCTGCTGGACAGCGTGGCGGGATTCACGGGTGACGTTGGCGGTTCAATCGCTACCAACCTCAGCCCAACGATTCGGATCAGCAACCTCAAGGTCTACACCAGCTACAGCGGCGGTGGGCTTTCGCCCGTGGCCGCGATGGCGCCCGGCTCTTACCTTTCGGTGATTGCACGATGAGTTCAATCGACGATACCGGCTTCGTCAAGTCGACCCTCTCGGACCTGCAACGGCAATTGCAGCAAGGCATTGCCGGAATCATGGGGCAGGATACCGACGTTGATCCCGAAAGCCAAGATGGGCAGGTGTGCGGCGTTCTGTGCGAGCCGCTCTCGGAACTGACGGACCTCGCCGAATCCACCTACAACGGACTGACTCCGGCGGGCGCGACCGGAGCCATGCAGAGCCGCCTGGTCGGGCTGCACGGTCTGACCCGCGATGAAGGAGAATATTCGACGTTCGTAATTCCGCTGGCGGGAACGAAATCGACGGTAGTGCTGGCAGGTTCCATCGTGAAGGTCACGAGCCAGGCGACTATCTGGCAGATGGCACTCGACGCCACGGTAACACTCGATGCGAACGGCGCAGGGCTCGGCCACTTCACCGCCACGGTGTTCGGACCGCTAACGCTCACGGGAGCGGCCGGGCCAGGTTCACCCGATACGCTGACGCCCATGACGGTCATCAACGGGTGGGGAGGTAGCAGCGCCGCTACCACGACCGGTGCAGGCTTCGAGGTCGTGAACGTGGGCGCCATCTACGAGACGGACGCCCAACTGCGGACACGGGATGCGCTTTCAATCGCGTCGCCCACACAGGGGATGGTGGATGGCATCAAGGCCGCGCTGTTGAAGGTTCAGGGCGTCTACCACACGCAGGTTTTCGAAATGGTGGGGGAGTCGCCCGACAACGTGGGCGATGCGTTCAGCACGTGGCCGGGTCGTGGGTCGGGCAACCTCACGAGTCCCATCAATGGAATCTGGTGCATCGTGGACGGCGGTGTCGCGCAGGACGTGGCGGCGGCTATTTATCCCAGGGTCGGGCAGGGGGTGCAGACGGTCGGGACTACGGAAATTCTTGCTCCGGTAGGTGGAGATTCGCAGGGGCAGTACCACGACATTTTCTTTTCCTACGCGGGCCTGACCCCCATCTACCTGGGCTTGGCCATCGTGGGGGCCGTGACCGATGATCCGATCACGAGTTCACGGGTCGCGGCATTCTTGACGACCTGGCAGCAAAACAACTGTACTATCGGTGCGCTCTTGTCCTGGGTGCAGGTGCTGAACGCCATCAAGGACGGCTGTGGGCTCGACATCCGGGCGTTCGGTCAAGCGCTCACTCCGATCACTGGACCGTCTAGTGGATTTGTTCCGTTAGACATCTCATCAGCGGCTATCGGAAAGGCGAACCTTCCGACCTTCCAGACGGCCAACATTCATATCGTGGCGGCATGACCAACCCCATTGACCACGTATCGACCGTTCGCGGACTCCTGCTGAGTCAGTATCGAACGTCTCCTCGATTCCAGGCCATCCTGGACCTGTACGCCAGCATGTGCAACGACGTCGAACTACTGTGGCAGCAGGTGGCGAAGTTGCTGAGCATCGACGAGGTAGGCGGCGTGAACCTCGACCGCATCGGGTGGCTCGTCCAGGCGTCGCGATACGTGGCCGGCCCGATGACGTTGGGGGATTCGGACTACCGACGCGTGCTCAAGCTGGCCATCCGCCGCAACATGAGCAAGGGGAAGCTTGAGGACTTCATCGGGGCGCTGGCTGAGTTCTTTGGCATCTCCTCGGGCATAATCGTTGTCACCGATGCCCGCATGACGCCCGGCATGTCGATTTCCATTGCGATCCCAATCGCACCGCCGACGGGCGTTGATCTGGCGGTTCTCGACACGGGAGCAAAGCCTGGCGGTCCCTACACACCCAGCCTCTGGCCGCGGGCCATGGCGGCTGGGATCAGTTCCCGCACGTACTACCAGCCCGGAGCTCACTTTGGCTTTCTCGAATCCGACGGCATCACCCACACGCCGCCGGGCTCGCTGGGTTTTGCGACCGAGTCACCCTTCACGGCGCCTGGTGGCGTCTTCGCGGAGTCTTTCTAATGTCCAATCCTCCACAGTTCACACGTCCCGCTTCTGCCCTCACGGTATGGGGCTCGGCCCTCTCTTCTCCGGACATCACGGCCCAGGCGGATGTTTCGCTGGGCTTTACGAAGACGGGACTACCGCCAAATCGTGGGTTTTTCAACCAGGCGCTCAATAAGCCGGACGCGGCTGCGCGCTACTTGTTGCAGCGGGGAGTTTCGGCGTGGGCCGCTGATGAGAAGTACTTCCCTGGTTGCATCGTCGTCCTCGGCGCGCTGGGAGGCGATGTCTCCTACGTCTACCGCGTCGTCAGCGGTGGATCTCCTACTGTCGGAGTTGCGCCGACTGTGGATTGTTCTCCCAGTTTCGCTGGGTTGATTGTTCCAGGAGCGAACTGGGAAAGGATCGCGTATTCGGCTTCGCAGCAGACGGGACACCCAATTTTCGGGAACGGGTACGATGGCGACTGGTCACCTTCTGTGTCTGGGTCGATCGCCCCCGCTACGGAGTACGACAATGTGACATTGGACGCGGTGGCGCACACTGGCCTGACTATTTCGGCATGGGCACCACTGATTGTCAGCGGAACCCTCACGTTGAACGGCGCCCCCACGATCGCCAACGATGCGGCGGCGTACTACGACACCGACGTGCTCTCGGGGGCGGGTTCGTATTTGCGTGGAGGAACAGCGGGAGGTACCGCGAATGGCGCCACCACCTCCTACATCGACCCGGTCATGTTCCCGTTTGCTCAAACCGCCGTCGACATTGCGGTCCCCGGTGGAGATGGTGGCCTCGGCGGAGGTCTAGGTTCACCCGGTGGTTACACGATTCAAGCAAAGTGGGCGGGGAGCGCTTATTGGCAAGGGAGAGTATCTGGTTTCTGCGTAGCTCCTGGACACTGGGCTGGTCCGCTCTACGATGCTGCCGGCCATTACTACGCCCACCGGCTGCACCCTCTGGCGGGCGGGATGGGCGGCACAGCGGGCGTCTACGGAACGAGCAGCACGAACGGTGGCGTGGGTGGAGGTGGCGGGAAAGTCGTTTGCATCTACGCGCGCAACCTGGTGATCACGAACGGGACGCCCGTCATTACGGCCCGTGGCGAAGACGGCCACGACCCGGCCGACAACTCCCACGGTGCTGGCGTCGGTGGCGGTGGTGGCGGCGGGCAGGTCGTGATCGTCTACCAGAACAGCAACCTCACTTACGCGGCGCTATCGGCGATGTTCACCGCCGCAATCTGTTGTCCAGGTGGCGCCATCGGCGCCAATGGCGTGACGACTGGAGCGACAGCCGGCAGCACGGGGAAGCTCGCACTGATTCAGGTGGCCCGCCCGCAGTAGAGGAACGATGGCCGCATATCGAAGCCAACTCGGCGCGCTGCTCGGCGATGAGCTGCTTCTCCAGAAGCGGTTCTTCAACGGGTATGCGCCGACGCTCAACCCGACGGCGGTGGCGACAGCCAAGGCGCAGATCTACGCGGCGGGAACGTTCCCCGTAACGGGAGTGACCCCGGCATGGCCTAGTCCCCCAACGGCCGAGCAGATCGAGGCGTTCAAATGGGTGATCTCGGAGACGATGGGTGAGGCCGTTGTGATGCACCTGCGGGAAGAGATCAACTTCGACCCGAGCACGGGCGCTGGATACGCGAAGGAGATCACGACGTTGGCGCGCCAGATGTCCACCGCTTCCACGCCGGTTCCGTTGGCGCTCTGGCTGAAGGTCGGGAGCGCAGACACGCAGTGGATCAACCTCTGTGCTCCCAATGTGATGTACGCGGGCACCATCCTGACGAACCCGACCGTCACGCCGCCTTCACAGAACTATTCGATCCCTACGCTCATCATGCAGATCACGAGCGGGGGCGACTTCGTGGGGCTGTGGTGGAAGGACGGACCAAACGCGAACGACTGGGTAAACCTGACGGGCGGAGGAGGAACCAGCAACGGGGTGGAATCCCTCGACGGCAGCATCACAGTCACGGACATGGGAGGCGGCATACAAAATATTGAGGTTCCGGCCAGGCCTGTCCCAGTCCTCAACACCCGTTACTATTTCAGCAACGTCCCGACTCCCACTGAAACCTGGTCGTTGGCTCCGGTGTTCCCTCTGGGATATGACGAGCCGGCCATGAATGTCAACAGTGGTCCCTACCCCACCGGGAACACTCTCGCGACGTTCGACACGCAGCCGGACGACCCAGGACAGAGTGCATGGATCACGCAGACTCTGACTTTCAATCTGTGGTCGAAGGCTCCTGACCTCCCGTCTGGGCATGCATACGCGGTGGTATTTAGCATCTCTCGGGAGGCTGCGGACGGGTCATCACCTGTCGAGTGGCTGGATTACACCCCCACGGAGCCTCTGTTCTTCACGGATTGGGGACTCATTCAGGTTAACGTTGTCGTAGGTAATCTGGCCGGTCTCGCCTCCGACAGGATAAAGATTCGCGTTGCGGTATACGGGAATCCGGCCGATGCGTTCCTCGTCTACTTCGGCGTGGGTGGAGAGCACGCCAGCTATATTGACACGCTCT